CGTCAAACTCGGCCGAGCCTTGGGCGGGGAAGCTTAGCCCCTGGGTAGTAAACTTACTTGCCATAACTAACCCCTCCTTTATTAAGTTTAAGCCTCCGCTTAGTAGGCCTCTGCGTAGCAGGTAAAAAAATTGAGCCTTTCTCATTCATTAGTAGTATTTAATATAGTATAAACTTAGTACTTATTTACTTCTCTTTCTTTTGTATTATATACCAGTTACTGTCCTTACCGAGCAAAGTAATACCGTCGTAGCTGCGATCCATTACATAAGATGCCTCGGCGTCTATACGCTCGCCGCTTTGGGGCGCGAGCGTTATAGTCTTATTAGCTAGTACGGTATCGTCCGTTTTAAAGCGTAGTATTACGCCGTCCTCAGCTGAGGGTAAGTTTACCGTATAGGTTCCATTAGTACCGCTATAGCTAACAAAGTTAAAATGATTACGCAGGCTTAAGGTTTCACTACCTCCAGGATTACCGGTAATTTCGTTTAGCGTTACGTTCACTCTATCGGTAGTAGTAAACTCTCCTACGCTCGTAGTAGCTAGCGTACTCGATCCGGTTACCCCTAGCGTACCGCCTATCGTTTGGTTACCGGTTACCTCGCTCGTAGTTACTGTAATGTCTACCCCGTTTATAACCTCGTCCGTTCCCTGCTGGCTGCTTATTCTAGCTACAAAGTCAGCACCCCCACCGCTACCGACCGGAGTATCTATAGTAATGTTACTTAAATCCTTTTGAACCTTAAACCATTCGCTACTCCATTCGTCCATATTGGCGTTATAGGTCCCCTGCATAGGAAGCCAAAAAGCACTATCGAAGCTGTACCTTACCCCAAATGGATAAGGCCCTACGATCGTGCCGCTATACCTTTCTATAGGTTTCTTATGTAAACTTAGGACCTCGTTAGTAAGCAGCTTTAGTAAGCTCGTATAGCTACCGGTATTACCTCTACGCCATTGCGTAGAAGATACCCAGTTGCTGCCGTCGTATACGTAAAAGCTGCCCTGCAGCCCTAAAGAATCGCTTACCCTTAGCTCGCCTAAATCTAGTATAAGGTTACTATTTATTTTAGTGTCCGTATTCGTAGCGCTGTATACTGTAACCTCGCTGCTGGCTCCGTTATCATTTAAGTAAGTAGCGGTAACTTCTTTTACTTGGTTGGTCTCGTCAAAGTATACGGGCACCGTTTTTACTGTGTTGTTAAAGGCGTCGTATACTTGGTAGTAGTTTACGTCTAGCTGCGCTTCACCGTCTACCGGTAGAGGCGGAGTAACTAGGCTAAACCCGTTACTTATATAAGCACCGCTCGCCTCGTTTCTTGTTGTACCGGCGTCTACTTCGTAGTAGCTCGGTGTAGTGGTCCAAGTTGTAGCGCCGTACAGCTGCCCGCCACTAGGGTTAAATTCTCTCTTTAAATAGTAAAAGGTTCCTAGGTTTGTCGCGTCTTCTATACGAAGCTCTAAGCGCCATACCGGACGCCAAAATCCTAGCGCGATCGAACCTGCATTACCGTTATGCGTGAGCTGCCAAATAAGCAGGCCGGTTACTTGTATCTTACCGTTATTATCGTCTACTACAAAGCCGAGGTTTTGCCTTCCCGTTGCACCGGTGTAGGTTAGTCTATTAGCTAGGAGGTTGTTACTACGCTCCTGGTTATATCCTACCTGCACCTTCTTAAGCGCTGGTAAAAAGTTAAACTGGTTACCCGCTAGACGTGCCCCTCCTCCGGTTGTACCGTCGAGGGTTACGTCGTCGCTCACCGTAGAGGTAAAAGCTTTAGTGCCGTTCTTATAGTAGGCGCTTACGTTTCTGCTGGTGTCCGTTCTTTCTATATACTGCTCGAAATAGTAAACCCCCTCGCGCTGGTAGAACCTAGCGCCAAAAGCCGTACAAAGCTCTTTAAGGATTTCTAAATAGTTAGAGTAAGTTACTGTGCCGTCTTCCTGCTTTTCGGAATACACCAAAGCGCTAAAGCGCGTTAGCGTAGTTACGTCGGTGGTAGCGTTGTACGTGTGTTGAGTGTCCCAAATATTTACACTAGTAGCGTAGTATAAATCGTCGCTAGCGTAAAGCGCATCTACGCCTATAGCATTTACTGCGCTCTCTATAAACTCCTCTAGCGTAGTGTTGTTTACATTCGTATACTCTTTGTTAGATAAGTGGCCTATACCGTCTACAGCTGTAATACTAAAGACGTAGGGCTTATGCGTATCTTCTACCGTTACTAGGTCCTGCATTATAACCCCAGCCCAATAAAGTACTAAGCCATTATCCGGGGGCAGCTCCGTATCGTAGTAACTCATTACTAGCCCGTCCTCTATACTTGCAGCTTCCGCGTATATACGCACGTAAAAGCGCTCCTCTTGGTAGCCTTTTAAAGCGTTTATAAAAGTGTCGAAGGCGTCGCTATTATTATAAGCGCTTATAGTACAGTTAGAGCCTATAATAGGGCTTACTATATCGTCGGTTTCCCCGCTGTAGTTTAAAGTAAACCCATCACTAGCAACGGTAAAAGCCTCAGCGGTTCCGCTAAAGCTTGTATCGTGGATCTCAATTTTAAAGAGCTTATCCGTCGAGCTGTGAAATTCACTATATAACCTTAACCCCATATTTAAAATCCTCTATATCTGCTTCGTGTTCTTCCTGCTTTTTCGCTGCTTAGTAAGATGTCCTGGCCGGATATTTTACCTACTACGGTTACAGTACCGCCACCTACTCCGCCTAGCATATTTTGCAGCTTAGATAGTGGGGCTATTACTTCCGGGTCCATTCTAGCGTTAGGGTTATCGCCGACCACAGCGAGAGTCTCACCGTAGGCTAGACCCCCTTTAGCTAGTTTTACGCCGCTCATTCCAGCGAATACGCCTTTAAAACCGGTAGCAAAATCGGAAGCAGTCTTTATACTAAAGCCTCCTATTCCTGCCATAGCTAATAAAGCTACTAGCGCGGCCGCTGCAACGGCTGCCGCTATAAGCTTTATTACTAGCTGTTTTAAATCCGATATAACGCTGCTGGTCATCTCTTTAAAACTCTGCTCGGTATCTCCTAAAGCTGCGTTTATTTGGTGGGTAAAGATCGTTTGGAAGGCGTTACCTAATTCGTTAACCATTAGGCCGACTACGTCTACATTATTCTTTAAGCTATTGAAGGCCTCTTTAAGCTTGTTTATTTTAGGTTCTGCTTCTTCTGCTGCTTCGCCAGCATTTTCTATAACTGCCGCCGGAGTAGTAGAAGCACCAGCTCCGCTAGTACCCGCTCCGCCCTTAAAGCTGAACATATCGGTAAGGCCGCCCCAAGCTTTTTTAATAGGCGCGACCATATTATCGATGCCCTGCTGTATTCCGTCCTCAGTTACTAGCTCTATCTTATCTTTAGGGGTAAAGGCCTCGTCGAAGCCCTCGCTAAAGTCCTTTTTTATTCCGTCTACTATATCTTTTACAGCGTCTAGTGAAACGTCTTTAATATCGTTTAAACCTTCTTCTACTAGAGACCTATTGAAAGTAAAGGCTCCTATAAGTATTTTACCTATAGCTTTTAGTTGTGTAGTAAAGGCTCCGAATATAGCCGAGCCAATAGTCCAAAGAGCTTTAAACGCAAATATTACACCTTGTATAGCTACCCTAAAAATAGTGCTCTCGTTATAAAGGTCTATAAAGTAGTTTATTACTCCTACTAGTATCGGCCTTACTTGATCCCAAAATTTATACATAGCAAAACCAGCGCCGGCTATACCTACTATAATTAACCCTACCGGGCTAAGTAGTGCGCCTATTGCTGTAGCTATAAATCCTATACCGCTCATAATAGGACCGCTTGCCGCTACTATAGCAGTAAGGGTTAGTATAGCGGTTTTAGTTTCGGTGCTAAGATCTCTAAAGCTGTTTATAGCCGTAGTTACAAAAGTGGCTATTTTAGTAACCAAAGGAAGTAAAGCGTTTCCTAACTCTATACCTGCGTTACGTAAACTGTTTAAGGTTTGCTGAAATTTAAAGCCGGAGGTTTGGCTTACATTCTCGAAACCCTCATCTACTATACCAGTACTATTACTAATATTATCCAGTACAGCGGCGTAGGTCTCGCCCTGCGCTCCAGCTGTACCGAGTACAGCAGATAGCGCGCGGACGTTCCCGAAGACGCTAGTAAGTGCCTCGTCGTTACCTTCAAAGGCGGTCATTAAATTAGATAGGGTAGCTTGTAAGCCTTCCTCGCTTACTTGGTTACGGAGGTCTTCCGCAGTCATTCCTAGCGTAGCTAAAGCGTTTTTAGCGTCAGCTGTAGGCTTTAAGAAGCTAGCCATAATACCCCGTAGACCTACTACAGCCTCTTCGGCCGGTACACCTAAACGGGTAAAGGTCGCGATATTCGCGCCCACCTCTTCAAAGCTTACGCCAAGCTGGGAAGCTATACCTACTACCCTACCAAGGGTAGGGGCTAAAGCTTCCGCCTCTAGGTTACCCTCTCTTACGATAGCCGTTAAAGTGTCGGTAGCTTGCGCTGCCGTCATTCCGGATTTACTGTAAGCCTGCATAACCCCGGTAAGGGCTTGCGCTATTTGCTGCGTATCTCCTAAGCCGATAGCTGAGGCTTTCGCTGATCGCTCTAATACTTCGGTAGCTGCTGCGCCTCGAAGACCTGCGGAGCTAATTGTAAATATTGCCTCGCTTAGCTCCTGCTGGCTCTTACCAGTTTCGCTACTTACATTTCTTACCGAGGTCTTAAAATCGTCTAGAGCCTTCCCCGTAATACCTACGAGGTTCTCTATCTTGCTAAAGCTGCCTTCTAGGTCGGTAGCCATCTTAACACCAGCTGCACCCGCAGCGGCAAAGGGTAGGGTAACACTACTAGTAATATTACTACCTATACGCTTAGCCTGGCCTCCGAACTTACGGAGGCTGCGCTGTGCTATCTTAAGGCCTCGCTGGAGGCCGCTAAGGTTTGCACCTATGCTAATGTTAGTACTTGCTATTGTCCTTTTTGCCATCTGCCTAGTATTGCTTTAGCTTCTTGTTTTGTTAGCTTTGGGCCTTTGTGTTTATTCTCCCAAGGGAAGCGGACCAAGTCCGTAGCTTTTACCTTTTTGTTTTTTGGTAGCTGGAGGTTTACTAGTACCGTAGTACTCCACCTCTCACGCTCCCAGCTTTGCTGCTGGGTTACTTCGTATAAATTAAAGAAGCCCTTTAGGGCGTTCTCTAATTCTCTAGGCGTTGCTTCGTAGAAGGTAGCCGGCGTCCAATTAAGCTGGCCTAAAGCTAGCTCCTGGTAATAGTCAAAAGTTAAAGGGGCTGCCGAGCTTTCACTCGGCGCCCCGTTTACTTTTTTTCCTCTTCCGAGGCTGTAAAGCTAGAACTAAACACGTTTAATACCTGCTCCATAGCTTCGGGCTTTTCGTCTAGCCAGTCCGCTATATCTTCGATAGTATACTTATAAGGCTGCTTTTCTACTCTAGCGCCGTGCTTCAATCCGCACCAAACTAAAAAGAGCGCGTCCTTTAGTTTCATATTATCGCCTAGCCTATCTAGGTCGGCCATAGTATAGCCGTTTTCTTCGGTAAATTCCATAAGGGCAGCGAAACCAAATTTAACCGGTCTGCTAGCTCCTCCTATTTCTACGTGTTTAACCATTTGCTTTAAGTGTTTGTGTTATTCTATTATTACGCTACAGTAGAGTAGGTAATAGCTCCCGTAAGCTCGAAAGTAGCCGAGTACGTTACGTTATCTTCCATACCGCTAGAAACCTCTAAAGAAGTTACGTAAGCAGCAGCAGACCAGTAATGGTCTCCCGATACCTCGGTAGAAAATTTAACTGTAAGCTGGCTGCGTCCGCTCCAAGCTGTCATAAGATCATCGACGCCGTAAGCTGCATCTTCAGCGTACAAAGCCGATACCGAAATAGTACCGCTCTTAGTAGCCTCCAATATATCGCGAGTGCCGCTAGAGTCTTTAGTAGTTGCGTCTCTTGTGTCCATTGACAAAGAGATAGAGCCCTCGGTAGCGTGCGCTATTAGAGTAGACCCTGCGTAAACCCCTAAAAGGGTTCCATTCATAATACCAGTAGTTGCCATTTTTAATCTAGATTATTTAGTTGTTCTTCAATTATTACGGGGGCCTCGGCCCCAAATTCTACAGCCTTACCAGCTTCTATAAGCTCCTGGCCGTATTCGTTTACTACGCTTAAAGTTAGACCTTTCGCTAGCTTCTTACCACTTGGAAGGGTTACTTTTTTCGTTAGTGTTATTTTCATCGCTTAACTCTTATTATATACTCCGAGCTCGTTAAGTAGGTTTCCGTTCCTGGGTCGTTATTTACGTCTAAGTCGGTAAACTGTATAGAGTCAATAACTACACCTGCTACGGTCCCGCTGTAACGATCTAGAGCGGTTCGTATTTTTTCGGTTAAATCGCTAGCCTCTGCGTAAGTTTCGCTAGCTACTACAATATCGTAGCGCACCTCGTCTAAAGTACTTACCCCGCTCTTTGTATCGCTAGGGTCTACATTTTGTAGTACATACACTACAAAAGGAAAGGCTGCCTCTTGGGCTGCTATCTGCGGATAAACGCGAGTACCTACGATAGCGCTTACGGCGCTGTCGCTGGTTAGTATTGAGTAAATAGCTTTTCCTTCGTTCATTATCTACTGAGCTCGTATAAGCTCTTATTTATAATGTTTTGTACTTCCTTATATAAAAGCTGCTGCGTTACTGCTTTCGCTTTTAAGTGTCCTTTTAGCGCGTAGTCCACGTTACGCGTATTTTTTATAGGTGCCTTAGCGCGCCCTCTTTTTAACCCGTAGTTTACTATAGCGGCGTAGTAACCGTCGTAAGTCTTACCTGCTTTGCTACCAAAGCGAGCCCCTACGTAACCCACTAAAGCGCCTCTTAATTTAGAAGGTACAAAAGCTATCGACCTGCGGAGGTTACCGGGCTTATAGTTAATGTCTTTTACCTTCTTCTTTGTTGTAACCTGGCCAGTATCGTTATAACCCTTACGCACCTTTTTACCTTCGGCGTCTCGGTTACTATCTTTAATACTAGCCTTTACACTTTTTACTAAAGGCTTAGCAGCTCTTTTTATACCCGCCTTAAACTGTCTAGCTTTCTTGCGGTCTATTTCTTTAAGCTTCTCTAGTTTCTTTAGTGCTTTCTCTAGGCCGTCTACTTCAAAGTAGATACCCTCTTTACCAGCATTTAAAAAACCACCGCTTTTAGTATTAGTTACTGCCATCAGTCCCTTAGTACAGTATCTATAATAAGGTAGCGCTCTCTACCCTCTAAGCTTACGCCTTCAATTTCGTAAGTCTTACCGCCCCAGCTTATCTTTACTGTGGCGTCTACGTCGCTGCGGTAGCGTATTGTAAAGCGCACCTTATTTACGCTGGTTAGCTTCTCGGTATCTTCCCCCTCTTTAGGGACTCCTCTATAATCTACTTGGGCCCATACCTGCGCTAAGGTGCTGTACGTGCGTACGTCCTGGCCGAAGCCGTCCGTACTTACGCTCGCACTTTGCAAGGTAATTCGTCTATCTAATTTGCCCGGATCAATCAAAGCGGAAAACTCTATAAGGGTTCATTAAGTACTCGGAAGCTGTCGGTAATCGGTGTACGCTGTCTACTCTCTTCTCGTACATTTCGCCAATCATTAATAGCATAGCCATTTTAATGTTAGCGGGTACGTCCGAGGCTTGAGTATAGCCGCAGGTATAGCGAACTATAACAGCGTTTACCGTGTCCTTAGTACCGTACCAACCGTACTCCGGAAATACTCGCGCAGGTTCGCTTACTAAGTCCGTGCGGTAGTCGCTAGAGCTTACAGTAATTTCGTCGCCGTTTCCGTCGATATACTTAACACTCGCTAAGCTTTGTACTGGTCCTCTACTTAAATAAATAATATTTCTATCGCCGTGGAAAGGGTCTACGCCCGTCTTATAGACTGGGAAAAAATCGTAAAACTCCTCTATAACGGTCGTTAAAAGAAACCTTCCTAAATAACTCTCGGCCATTTGTGTAGCCGCGTCAATAAGCACCCCTAGCAGGGTGTCCTCTGCGTCGCTATCTACGCGCAAATAATCCTTAACCTCTTGTACGGTTAAAGCTTTTAAAGTTGCTGGGGTAATTATCGTATAGCTCATTACTTGGCTCTAGTTGTTCTTTTAGTGCTTTTTTTGCTTACGGCTCTTTCAGTTTTTACGGCTTGCTTCTCCTCTACTACTTCGCAGAAGCCAGCATTTAAAAACTCGTTAGCAGCTGCAGAGGGCAGCTCTACTACTTGCCCGGAGGTGTAGTAGAAGTCTGCCCCTGCTATAGCTTGGTTAAAAATAACCTTCATTAGCTGCTCAAGCTTACGCTTGTACTAAGTGCTTAATAGCTGAACCTTGCAATACGTTACCGTCGATTCTACGATAAGCGATAAAGCCCGTCGAGAGTGCATCAGCGAAACGCTCGTTAAGACGTAGTAACTGTACGCCGCCAGCTTCGTGTACGTAGTACTGCTTAAGATCACCGAAAATAATAGACTTGTTACCAGTAGCGATACCGTCCATATCTTCGTTAATGTATACCGGCTTACCGAAAAGCATATCCGGCTCGCCTACGCTCATTCCTGGAACGTACGCCGGGAAGTCGTTAGAAGACCCGAAACCTAATACGCGTACAGCTTTAGCTGTTGCAGAATTCATCATAAACCCAGCGCCTGGAGCGTTACGGTAAGAAGCATCTACGCTGTAGAATAAGTCCATTACTTCGCTAACTGTTACAGCTGTAGCAGAAGCAGCAGTCTTACCAGCAGTAGAGCCAGCTACGATACCTTGAGGCTGAGAAGAACCCGTACCAGTAGTAAGGTGCGCGTTAATTCCACGCTTCAAACGGTTAGCCAATTGGCCACCTACGAAGCTAGCCAAATCGAAAGCGTTATCGCTGATCAATTGGTTAGATACCTTTACAATTTTAGAAGAGTAAGTATACGGCTCAAACTTCACATTAGTGAAAGTCATATCGCTAACACCTTCTGCTGTACCTTCTCCTAAGATAGCAGCTACTACCGCTGTATCGTCGTTAGCTGGTAGGTTGAAGTGCTGACCGTTAGCCGTGCGGATAACTGTAGCTACTTGCTCGATGTCCGACTTGAATAACTCAGTAGCTGAAACAAAGTCGCTCCAGTTTTCCGGTACCAAGAAACCACCTAAACCGTCGTTAGTAGTAATCTGCGTATCAGTACCGCGAAGCTCAGCTAGTGCGCGAGCCTCTCCAGCGTTAATACCGTTCATACCCTTACGTAAGTAAGCGTTAAACGCGTCGCGAGCTTCTACTTTAGCAGCAGGTGCGTTGTCGCGTAACTCTTCGGCTTTAGTAGCCATTTCTTTCTTTAATTCCTCAGCACGCTCGATACGAGCAGCAGAAGAGCGTAGCTCGTCTACCTCGTTAGAGATTGCGTCAAATTTTTCGTTTTCCTCGTTAGATAGGTTACGGCCTTCTGCTTTTGCAGCCGCTACCATTCCTTGCATTTGCTCTACTAGAGCGCCGCGCTTTTCGCGCATTTGTTTAGCATTCATCTTTAGCTAGTTTAATTAAAGCGTTGTGTAAATTATAATTTAATTCCTCGGTAGGGGTCTCTCTTGCTACCTCCGCTGCGCTTTCGCCGTTAGGCTCTGCGCTGCGTAGTCCGCTAGAGGCTGCCGTATAAGCTGGGTAAACTACCGGGCTTACATCGAATAGAGAGCCTACCCTCTCTATATATCTTACGTGCTGGCCTTCTTCCATTCGCCAGCTATCCTTTTCTACTGTAAAGCCAAAGCTAGACTGCGATAAATCGCCTCTTCTAAATAGCTCTAGCATATCGTTACCGTAAGAGGTGTTAGGCATCTCGAAACGGTAATAAAGTCCTTTATCGTCTTCTTTAAGCTCTAGGGTTCCCGAAGTTGTACGGGCTAGTAAGTAGTTGCTATCGTGGTTATATAACGCTCTTACGTCGTTATCTAAAACCTCACTAAAAGCACCGGGTAAAATGATCTCTCTAAAACCGCCTAAGTCTTCACTCATTGAATTAAAGACGCTAGCGTAACCTTCTACCGTTCTGCCTTCTACAGCTGCTTTTAGCTCGCCGTCGTAAGCTCTCTGCTCTACGATCTCGTTAAGGCTGCGTACCTCTGCGCCGTCTACCTTAGTTAAGGTGCTGAATAGGTGCGCTACTCTTAAAGGCGGCTTACGCTCTACAAAAGCGTTTTCTTCGCTATCGTATTCGTAAATACTAATAAGAGCCGCTGGGTCTTCTGACGTGCCGTTTACTTTAAAGCCGCTGTCTGCTACTATTTGGCCGTCCGTAGTAATCTCTACTACTTTACCTTGGCTTCTACCGCCGGAGCTGTCCCAGCTCACGAAGTCCCCTACGCTTAACTCTCCTGCTTCCGCGCGTTCTTCTTCTTTATCGTAGCCAGCCTCTTCTACTTCCTCAGCTTTACCGTAGGTTATAATTATCTCGGTAGCTGTTTCTTCTACGCTTTTAATGTGGCGTAAGCTTTTCTCTTCTTCCATATTCTCTAAGGTTCTTTCCGCCCAGCGGTGCATCTCATCACCGCCCCAGGCTGCGTACATTATACTTCCGCAGATCTGCTTACCGTCCTCATCTTTAAAGCGTCCCTTATCGTACACTTTAGCACGGCTTAGAAAGCTGTAAACACGCGGTAAGCGCTGCTCCGTTATAGCTTCTTTATTGGCTATAATACGGGCGCTTTCCCAGCCTACCGGAGTACCGCAGTCGGTGCCTTCTTCCTCGCGGATCTTTAGCGCTCTCTTAGCGTTATCCGTTGCAGCTTGTGGGTAGTCAGTCCAGGGCATTAGTCCGCATCTACGTTAGTGTCGTCCTGCCCACTCTGCACCATATTTAAAGGCTGTAGGTAAATGTCCCCACCTTCTACCGGGTTAAGGTTCTCTAGGTCTCTAATATCGTTTACCGATAGCCAGCCCCATTGGCGAGCTGTAGCGTAAGCTTCATACCTAGCCTTTTGGTCTCCTCTCATTAGCCCCTCCATAGTGAAGTAGGCGTAAAGGTTAGGCTCGTCTTCTCTAAATAGCTTACGGTTTAGCTCTACCTCCATACGGCGAACGTAAGGCGTAATACAGTCCCTAACGAACTGTATAGCCTGCTGCTCAGTATTAGCACGCGTAGAGCTGTTCTCTAGGTCTGCTAAGTAGCTCGGAGGTATTCTAAAAATTCTAGCTATTTCGTTTACTTGGAATTTACGCGACTGTAAGAACTGGGCCGCCTCCGGATCTAGTCCTATTTTCTCGTACTTCATACCCTCCTCAAGTATAGCCGTAGAATGGCTAGAGCCTAGGCCCGATTGGGCACGGTTCCAGCTTTCGCGTAATCTCTTTACTACTTCAGTATTTAATCGGCCAGGAGCTGTAATAACTCCGCCAGCGTTAGCGCCATTAGAATAGAAACGCGCGCCGTACTCTTGGGCCGCTAGCCCAATAGCTACGGCTTCGCGTGCCATTGAAAGCGGGCTCTTACCGGTTAAGCCGTTAAAGCTTAGCCCGACAAAGTGCAGCATTTCGTAATCTAAGTAAGTGTGCTTTTTATCGAATACGTAAACCTTCTCGCCGTCTACTACTTTTACCTCGACCTTCATAGGGTTAAGAGGTATAAGCGCCGTAGGGCGTCCTGCTGCGTTCATCTCTATTTTAGCGTAGGCGTTACCGTGTAACACTAAGTTAGAGGCCATAGCCTCGCGGAAAGTGAAGGTAGAGCTTACGCTGTTAGGCGCTTTCGCTAAAAGGTCTTGTACTGGATGGCCTACAGCTTTTACGCGGGTTTCCCCGTCCGCTTGGTAGACGTTTAGAGGTATGCTAGCTATAGTTTCGCTAATGATCCTTACGGCTGCATAAACAGCGCTAAAAGTAAGCGCGTTATCTTCGCTTACTTGTACTCCCGTTTTACTAGTACCGAAAAGCCCCGTAAGCCACGCAGCCGGGT